TGTAGTTGCAATCGCCGTCGATGCCGCGAAGCTGCGACCGCTCGATCTTCCAGCGTTGGTCGCCGACGTAGACGGTGCGGCGTTGGCGCTTCCTGCGGGGCATAAGGCCAGCGTAGAGCGAGGGTCAACGTGCGGGCAGGGCGTCAGGCGTCGGGGAACGCGGCCGTGGGCGGGGTGAAGTTCGCCGTGTAGCGGGCCGCACCCGCGCCGCTCGTGATGCGGAACTCGTCGATATGCCCGCTGTAATTCTGACTACCAAGCCCAGCCAGGCTTCCGATGGTCAGCGCGCTCGGCTGTGGGAATGAAAAACTTTGCGTAGCCGTGCTGACCTGCGTTCCGTTGATGAATAGTCGCACTACGTCTCCGGCGCGAGTTACCGCCACATGCTGCCATTGGTTCGGCGCGATCGCAAAGTTTGCCGACGACACCACCACAGCCAGGTCTGTTCTTCCCAGGAACAATTGGCCGTTTTGAATCCCAAACCACACATGCCCGTTTCCGCCGCTTCCCAAAATGGCCCCGCTTGGAGTGCCGCTGGGATAAATCCACGCCTCAATCGTGAAATCCGTTCCGGCTGGCAGATTGGCGAGACTCGGCGGAACGGAGAGGCTCGATGCGCCGTCGAACAAAGCCGACTTGCCACCAAACCTCGACTGCGCTGTTGATTGCGTGGCGTTGCCGTTGGCGGTGATCGTCTTCGGCGTGCCGCTTGAATCAGTGAACGCCGAGCCGCTGCCGTCCATGTGCAGGAGGAGAGACACCGCCGAAAACAGAGGGTCAGATGGCGTCCAGGTCGCGAGTGCGGCTCGCTTCCATGTGTCCTGCGCCACGCAGACGTAGAGGCTGGTCGCGTCGTAGGCCATATCGCCAGCAGCGCCAGGCGATCCAGGCGCGCTTGGAACGCTCGCCCACGACAGACCACTGAGCCCCGCATCGCCTCGCGGAATGACGAGGTTGAGCGTCTGGCTGGGGGCGTCTCCGGTTACAGTCGCCGAGGCCGATGAGCCGGCCGCGCCAGTGGTCACGGTGCCGATAGATAGGCTGTTTGCCGCACCCTGCGGCCCCGTGATTTCCGAGAGCGCAACGAGGTCGGCCCAAGTGCCGCTCGGAGCGTATCGCCATTGCAGATGCGTCGATGTCGCCTGAAACTCAACGCCTGCCCCGTCCTGGCCGTCAACGCCAGCATTCCCGCGCGGGATGGTCAGGTTGAGCGTTTGATTCGGGGCCGCCCCGGTCAGCGTCGCGGAGGCGTTTGACCCAGCCGCCCCCGTCGTGACCGTGCCGATAGTGAGCGTGTTCGCAGGCCCGGCGGCCCCTGTCGCGCCAGCCTGCCCCGCGTCGCCGCGAGGAATGGTCAGCGACAAGGTCTGATTGGGTGCCGTCCCCGTTATCGCCGCCGAGGCCGACGAGCCAGCCGCCCCGGTCGTGATCGTGCCGATCGTGAGCGTGTTCGCAGGCCCGGCTGGGCCTGTTGCTCCCGTGGCCCCCGTGGCCCCCGTGCTGCCCGTACTTCCCGTTGCACCCTGCGGCAGCGTCAGGTTCAACACCTGCGCCCCGGCTGGCCCCGTCAGCGTTGCCGCAGCCGTCGCGCCACCCGTGACCGTGCCGATCGTGAGCGTCGTCGCCGGCCCAACTTCGCCCTGCGGCCCACGGTCGCCGACGCTCGTCACCGTGACATTCGCCGTCCCGCCATTCGCGATCGTCGGCGCTGGCGTGCCGGTAGAGCCTGGCACCGTGACCGTCGTGGTCGTGCCACCCGAGACCGTGACCGTGACCTCATTGCCCGCCATCTGCTACCTCACGGGTTCGATGCAGTGACGGTGCCGCTCAACACCGTTCGCGTCACACCGCCAGGCGAGACCCAGCGGAGAAACCAGCGATTCGAGCCGGTCGGCGAGATCGCGAGCGTCTGCGTCTCGGTCATGCTGATTTGCACGGTGCTCGAAGTGACGTTGTTCGCAGTCGCCATCGTGACTGTAACGGCAGGGACAGCGACAGGCGTGTCGGTCGCAGTCGCCCCAAAGCCGCTGTAGACCGCAGCCGTGACGGTGAAGCCAGTGAGGTTCGTGGCGGCGAAGACGGCCGAGAAAGTCACCTCATCCCCGCGCACGATGCGGAGGTCGAGATCGCCTGGAATCTGCGAGAAAACAGCCATCGGCAGCCCTTGAAGGTGTGCCGTCAGCCTACGGGCGGTGGCGAATCAGCCGCAGGGGGTGGCCCGCCGATACCGACCATCCGCCCGAGTTCGTTGAGCCGCTCCTGCCTCTTCGCGCACCCACAGTCCTCGAACCCGGCGAGCTCCGCGACGGCCTGCGCGCGGTCCTTGGTGACGCCCACGCTGGCGAACGCGGCAGCAACGAGGTCGCCGAGGCCGTTAGGAGGCGGTGATTGTGTAGACAAGGCTGCCCACCTGAACTTGTACCGGCTGACCGGCTGCCAAATGTTCCTCTTGAAGCCTTGTCAGCGTGAGAGTGTTAGAGAGCGCCAGGCTGCGGCCGGCTGGCTGCATGGGGCTGGCCTTGTTTGGCGATGCAGTAAAAAAGCCTGCTTGTATATCGCCATTGGCGTCCTCGTATGGCGTGTGTCCAAGCCCGTTGCTGACGCTGTAGCCTGCGTCTTCGTAGTAAACGCCAGCGCCTGCCGCTTTCGGGCCTTCTACCGTGATGGCGGCGCCGAACGAGCCAGCCGGATTGCCGCCATATGATGTAATCGGAACCCAGTTTCCGTTTTTGTCAGTGACGTAGTAAGTGGCTAGGTAATAGCCAAAAAACTGATCGCCGGAACCAACCGGGATAGGGCCTTCTATGCCGATGCTGTTGGGTGATCCGCTTGGCACCTCGGCATTTGCCGGAGGATCCTCTCCCCATTGATACCCGCCCCACTCCTCGGGTTCAGGGGGCCATTGGCGGTCCATGTTGTCAACGTGATAGAAGTCCTCTCGCCCGGCCTCTCTCGCGGCGTTGTATTGATTAAATGCCGCCAGCCGTTCCGCACTGTTAACCGGAAGCGCCGCATAAGCATCCCATAGCGGGCGAATCGGGCTATTAAGAGCTGGTATCGTGTTCCCGCTTTGTGGGTAGTTACTGTTGAGCTCTTGAATCTCCCATGACTGGCGAGCCCGCGTGGCTCGCCAGGTGACAGGGGTTGCGCCCACCAAGCCGCTGTAGGTGGTTGTCTTCACCGTAACGGAGAGGTTCATCTTGAGAGACAGTTGCCCAAGCGTAGAGGTTTGAAACGCTGGATACGTGGCGGCTGTTCGGGATGCCAACGCAGTTGCCGTGGCTGACCCAAACACCCAGCTAGACCCAGACGCGGACGCCTGCGCTCTTACGTCGCCCTGGCTGATGGCTGGCGGACTAAACGCGGTCCCGCCACTTGAGCGCCCAAACACAATGCCGCCAGACCCGTCCCTCGGCGTATAGACAAATACCGTGTTTGCTTGCGTCGACAGGGATTGCGTCCTACTTGTTGTGGAGTGCTCGCTTCCCGATGGACCGCCGCCGGTCGATGAGTGAGCCCACACATTCTGCGAGCACTGCTCGCTATTGAGCGCCGCCGAGAACGTGAGCGGCTGCGTGACTTGGTACGCGCCGGCGATCTGCACGTTCAGCGAAGTGACATTGCTATTGCCAACGATGAGCGACGACTGCGGCTGTGATGCCCCAGGAGCAGGGCATGGCAGAGCCTTGGGGGCTGACGGATAGACCGTGGTTGAAAGGCCAAAATAGGAATAGGGAACGTCGGTCGCCTCGTCGAGCGCCGGCGGCACCTGCGGCACGAAGGGCGAGGATTGACCGTATACGTAGGTCGCAGTCTGCGACGGCACTGAATACGGTGACTCGTCCTGCGCGACAAGCCACGAGCGACGGGCAACGAGAACGCATGGCTCGGCAAGAGCGCCGCCAGACGCAGGAACAACTAGGCCGCTGTCTGGCGTCAGCGTGACGAGCCACGACGAGCCAGCGGCCTGCGGTTGAGGCGACTCAAACCACACAGTGAACACTGAGCCGCTGCCCGGCTCGTTGCCGATGATTTCAGGCGCAAAACGATCGCCTCCGGCAAACAAGCGAAATGCCAGCGTTGCGGCAGTGCCGTTCGCCAGCGTTCCGGCCACGGAGATCATGCTCAGATTCAGCCCCTCAATCGGGCGGCTGAAGGAAATCCGCAGAAATTCAACCGGCCCACGCAGTATCGGGCTCTTGTTTGCTGGCGTGTCTGAGTCAATCGCAATCCAAGCGTGCGCACCAAGTTTGCCGTTCTCTGGAATCTGATGGACGCGAAACTGCGCTGTCGGCGGCTCCGGCATTGCGTTGCCGGCGAGGTCTACGAACGTCCCCAGGTTTTCTAGCCTGTAGGGATTGGCGCTCGGCGAGAGAAGTCGGCTGAACGTGCTAACCCCCTCCCAGCTTGGGTACGTTCTTTCCGACGCGACTCGACGGACCTCTCCAATCCCGCCCTCGCCATAGGCAACGCCAGACGCATTGGTCGGGTCGCCCGTAAAGAAGTCGCTGACCTGCTCGTAGCATCCAATTGGCAGGGCGGCGTCATTGACGTAGTTCACCGGCAGGATCGTGTCTGCCGAGAGATCAATGAGCGAGTCGTAGCGCTCTGGTGCGTCAGGCAGCGAATCCTCTTGGATCGTGGCCGTCAGCGTTGGTACGCGATTGAGCACGACCGCACTACTGCCGGTGTCGATGGGCGTGCGGCCGAATGCAGGGTCTTGCCCGACAAGCCACGAGCACCGCGAACGCAGGACGCACGGCTCTGGCGTTTGCTCGCCTGCGACCGCAACCAGCGAACCTCCGGCCTGTGGGCTGAAAACAGCCAGCCATGAGGTGTTGTAGTCCTGCTCGTCGATGTCGAGCGAAAGAGTAAACGTCGTGCCGCCGCCCGTAGCGTTGCCGGCGATTTCGCCGTCGTCGCCGGAAAGCGTGAATGAGAGATCGACCGTTGTTCCGTCATCCTTCCGGCCAGTGATGGCAAACATGGACTTTCGCAGCCCGGCCACCTGCCGATTGAACGCCACGGCAATCGACGGCACCGGGGCGTCGTAGACCGGAGTGTCGTCGCTGCCTGGCAGCGTGAGCGTGGCCTGCGCGCCGCATCTTTGTTGGGCCGGCACCGCGTGAACTTGGAACTGCGCCGTTGGCAGCGGCGTCGGCATCGGATTGCCGACGTGATCGAAATACTGGCCGGGATATTCCAGCGTATACGTCCCGGCCTCCAACGACTTGCTGAACTCGCTGCGGGTGTTGGAATAGCTCTTAAATCCAGAATCCTCGGTTTCAAAGCGACGCACTAGGCCGGTGTCGCCGTCATAGGCTATGCCAGACGCACTTGTCGGATCACCAACGAAGAAGTCATTGACTTGCTCAAAGCAGCCCATCGGTGGCGTGCGGTCGATCACGAAACTGAGGAAGCCCTGCAACAGCCCGGCGTTGGAGTCGAACTGAAGGAGATAACTGCCGTCCTCGTTCGTATGCTCGGCAAACGGGCCTGTCCAATTGGAAGGCGCGGCCGGCGGGGTTCGGTCCACCGTAGCCACAGGTTCGCCGTCGCGGTAGATGGCCGAGCGGTAGGCCGACCCACTCAGGCCGGACAGCGGATTGCGTGAAAACAGCGGCTTGAGCAGCGGCTCGGGCCAGATGAGCGATGGCGGCGAGGGATCGCCCCAGCCAAATGGATTGTCGGGCGCTCCCTGCGGCCTCGCCGTCGCGACGATCACGCCTTCTTCCGGCGAAGCGGTCAGGATTTCAATAGAGTTGTTTCCGCTTCCAAACCGGCCGGACTCCGGCTGCACGAGTCGCGACACGGCTCCAAGCGAAATCCCCAGTCGCGGCGAGAGCTCGGTCGTGTCTCTGGCGGCCCTGGCGGATCGAACGTAATTGGCGTAGGCCACTCGGCGGGAAAGAATGTCGCTAAATGGGACGTGGTTGAACGGAAGTATGTTGTCGTAGGTAGCCAACTCCCATGAATCTTGGTTCATGATGCTGCCACCGGGAACGATCGAATATCCTTCTCCGTAGGTGACAGTTACCGTTGGCTGGCTACAGGTCGGCTCGGCTGCGACGCGAGCCGCCGCGTATTGCGCTTGCACCTCCTCCACCATTGCGTCCGTGTAGCCAGGCACTAGATTCCTGCGCTGCTCAATTACGAATTCGAGATAGGCCAAAAGACCTGCGGTGGCAGCGTCGACACAGGCTTCGACCTCCGTGGGGTGCGGATAAGTCGTCGTTGTCGTGGAGTTGAGCGAGTGGCCGATCGGTATGCACCGCAGCATCACGACATTCGTGTTGTCTGCAAAGTAGAGCGGGCTCGTCTGACCTGTCGCCGTGAGCCTCAACGCCGACCCTGTCTGCACGCCATCGCCAAAGAGCGACACAGCCATCGGCTGCGTCAACTCGGATTGCGTGAGACTGACGCCTTGGTGGTAACGAATGCCATTGCTATCGCGCACCACCTCGCTCGTCGGCCGATCGAGCAGCGGAATGACGGTGGCCCCAACGCTGATGCCGGTCGCCTGAAGGTCGACAAGCAGCGATCCGCCGCGAGGCTGGCGGGTCGTGCCAACGACATATTCCAGCCACGCGCGCGGGATAAACCACCGCGTCGGCAGCCCACGCTCATCTGGGTCTGGCAGCGGGCTGCGGGACGCACCCGTCTGGCTAAAGACACTGGTGAGCGGGTGCTGACGGTCGCGGAAAATAAAATTGCTGGTGCAGCCGATACACCGGCAGCAGTTGCCGCGTCGTGGCATCAGAGAGCCCCTAGCGCCCACTTGTTCGCGCCCGTGCCGCCTTCCTTCCAGAGCAGCTGGAGCACGCCGCAAGATGCTGACTGCAACTGCGTCCGGTCGCCGTCCTTCGCCTTCGCGAACTTGTGCGTTGCATTGGTGACATTCACCTTGCAGGCGAACACGCCACCGCACGCGGCCCGGCCGATCGCACCGCTTTTGATCGGTTCCATCGCGACCACAAAGAGCTCGTCGCTGGACGACGACGGAAGACTACCGCTTAGTACCGGGCGGGACGCAAACTCCCGCGCCCGCTTGTCGGCGTCCGTGTTGCCCGTGAGGTTGCCGCCGCTTGGGTCTATCTCGACGCCGCTAATCCCCAGCACGCCAAGCCACGGAACGTCGGCGCCGCTGGCGTTCTTGATGAGGACGATGTTGGGCGCGGGGTCCGCCCCGGTCGCACCGCCACCCGTGAATCCAGTGCCGACGCCGAGCACGCGATCCGCTGCGTCCTGCGCGCGGTTCCACGCCCGCGCCGAGATCGCCCCGGCGAGCTTCTGACCAGGTTCAAGGCGTCCGTCGTTGCGGGCCATTAGGAAGTCCCGATGCCGAGGCCCGAGAAGTCGCCCTCACGGTAGACCGTGTTGACGTAGACGTATTTCGGTTTCTTCACCAAGTCGCTGCCGCTCACCGAGCTCTCGTAGCGGACCCAGAGGTATTCGTGGCCCTTCTTCTCGACGCCAGTGATTGAGCCGATCGTCTGGCCGGTAATGTTCTTAGACGCCACGAACTTGAACGAGAGCGACCACGGGCCGTCGCCCTTTTCGCTATCCCACTCCTGCGAACCGCTCGCGCCCAAGAAGAGAACTTCGCCAGCCTCGAACGTCCTGAACGATGCGCCGTTGGTCGTCCCGGTCAGGGCCGCCACGCTCTTGATGTAATTGCTGGTGACGTAGGTGCTCTTTACGTCATACGTTTCCGTCCACGTCAGGGCTGGGACGACGATGTCGACGCCTTGCACGCCGTTGTCATCGACGCCGATCGCGGAGTCCATGCTCGGGGCGGTCGAAGGAAAACGCCGCTCCGTCCCGGTTCGCGTGGTCGTGCTGCCATTCGACGTAATCTTTCCGCCGTCCGCCTGCGTGATGTGTGACGTGCCGCCGCTGGTGTCGAACGACCGCGAACGCCGCAGCGGGTCTGGCTCTTGCGCGTCAGCGCCGATCTTCTCGTATTGGATCTCGACGTGCCAAGCGTCGTCGCCGAGGTAGTCGACCGAATAGGCTTCCGCCTGAAGTTGGACGTTGGCCCCTGGGTATTGCCAAAACCGGAGCGTGCTGGAAATCCGCTGGTTGCAGTCAGCGTGCAGCGACACGTCGTCCGCGTGGCCGAAGACCTTGTAGGACCGCGTCATCGTGGACGTGGCCTTCTTGCCGAGACGGTAGATCGTCGCGGAGCGCGATGCGTTATCTTCGACCCACGTTGCCATTAGGCGGCGACCTCCGCTCCATTGCGTGCCATTTCTTCCGTAGCCTCGGCCGTACGCTTGCCGTAGTCGACCACCTTCTGCATGAGGCTACTGCCGAAGCCCATGCCGCCGAGAGCGACAGACGAGAACGTCCCGGCGACCTCGGCCTGGCTGGGGCCGCTAACGCCTGCGCCGCCTGCCCCCTGCTGTGCTTTCTCTGCCGGGTCAATCGTCGCACCCTCGCCCATGAGCCGCTCAGTGGCAGAGTCGAGAGCCTCGGCGAGCTTGCTCTCCTGCTCACTCGTGAGACGACCCATCGCCTTGAGCGTGTGGAATTCGTCGGCCAGCCCACGGAGCCCGTCGAGAGAGCCGACGTTGGCGATACTGCCGCCGAGGTCGTCGACCTGCTGACCACGGGCTCGTGTTTCCGCCTGCCCCCTGACGAGGTCGTTTAGCGTGGCCTCGGCCCCCAGCGTTGCCGCCCGGCGTGCCTCGGCCCGGCTGGCGTTCTCGTCGAATCTGCCCTGTGCGGTGGCGTCGGCACCCGCCCGCATGGCATCGACGCGAGCCTGTGACTCGTTGGCTGCGGCTTCGTTTTCACTGGCAGCCGTCGCCATGCGACCAGCGACGCCAGGCCGTGCTAGCTCACGCTCACGGGCGCGAGCCGCCATCTTGCTGTCGACCTTCTCGTTTTCCTTCTTGAGATCGAATCCCTTTTTGAAAAACGATTGAATGTAATTCCACGACTTGAGGATCCCGGCTTCGAGCGAGTCCCACGCTTTCAGCACGCCGTTGATGATGTTGTCGAAGGCACCCGTAAGCGCCGCCCCGATCGTGTTGGCCGTGGCCGAAAGCCCGGTCCACATCTGCTCCCAGACGACGGCGATCTCCGTCCCGGCGTAGGTAAACACATTCTGGAACGTTGCGACCCACGGGTCGACGTAGCCCATCAGAGCCTCGACGCCACGCAGCCACCCGGCGGTCAGCCCTGCCCAGAGAACGTCCATCGCACCAGAGAGGTCGCCAGCACTGATGGCAGCGTAGATGCCGTTGAATGTGGTCGTGGCGGTTGTGGCGAGATCGGAGAGGACGACCATCCCGTCAGCCGCCGCTTGGTTGAGGCCGCCGCCGATCGCGTCTGCGATGCCAGAGAAACCGCCCGCCGCGTATATCGCAGCGGCACCGGCAGCCCCGAGAAGACCAAGCAGGATGAGCAGCGGAGCGTTGGCCGTCACCCAAGCCGCACCGCTTGCGACCGCTGCGGCCACGGATTTCGTTGAGAACGCCAACACGCCAGCAATCGCCTTATAGAACGACATGCCCACGAATGACGCAAGGCTTGCCACTGCGTTTAATGGAGCGGCGACAACGCCAACCGCCTTGAGGATTCCGCCGAATCCAAAGCTCGCCGCCTGGAGCGACAGGCCCAGCCCCGTGAGCGCGCCGCCGATAGCAACCGCCGCCACGCCGAACTTAGCGATTGTCGCGACCGTCTCTTTGTTCTTGGTGGCGAAATCGGTCAGGCCGTTGATGAGTCCGGCGATTGGCGTTGCGAGAGACATCAAGGCGGGACCAACGGCGTCCGAGATAGCGATGGCGAAACGCTCCAGGGCAGCCACGATGGTGCCGCCAGCCCCAGCCAGCCCGCTCATCATCGTCTTGAACTTGTCGCCTACCGACATCGCCCCGCCCATCGCGGCGGTCATGTCGTTGAAGCCATCAACGCCCGTGCTCGTCAGGATCGCAGCCGCACGAATGGCATCCTGTCCGAAGATCTGCCGGAAGATGTCGTCCTTCGCAGCCTGGTCGAGCCCGCCGAGCGCGCCGTTCAGCGTGCCGATGATGTCGACGAGCGGCTTCATGGAGCCGTCGGCGTTGCGGAAGCTAGCAACCGACAGGCCGATAGAGGCCAGCGCCCCGACCGCCTCGTCTGCCGGGGCCATAAGCCGCAGGAGCATCGTCTTGAGCGAAGTGCCGGCGTCGGAGCCCTTCACGCCAGCGTTGGCAAGGATCGCCAGTGCTGCCGACGTGTCGCCAATCGACTGATTCGCCAGAGCGGCGACCGCCGACACCTGCGAGAACGCCTGCGACAGACCGGCAATCGACGTGCTCGAAGCATCTGCCGCCGATGAGATCGCATTGGCCGCCACGTCAGCGGTCACGCCAAAGACCTTCATGGCGTCAGCCATAACGACGCCAGCCTCGGCCACGTCCATCTGGCCGACCGTCGCAAACTCAATCGCCGCCTGCCCTGCCCCGCCGAGCACCTGCTCGACGCTCATGCCCGCCTTGAGAAGTTCGAGGAACGAGCCAGCGATCTGCGTCGGCCCGACGCCCATCGCCTGCGACATCTGCATGGATGCCGCCTTGAGACGGTCGAGCTCCTGGGCAGTCGCCCCGGTCGACGCTTGGATATTCAACAGCGTTGACTGATATGCCGTCCCTTGCCGCACCGCAGCCGCAAACGGCGCGAGCGTCGCCACGCCGATGCCGCCGATCTTCGCCCCCGCCCCGGCGAGCGAGCGGCCCATGTTGGCCATCGCCTTGTTGATGCGATTCAACGCAGCGAAGAACTTGCGCGGGTCTGCCCCGATCTCGACGAACGCGCTGCCCGCTCTGACTGATCCTGCGCTCATGCGTATTTCTGCCAGTCTTTTCCGAAGAGCCGCTCAAGATCCTCGGGAGTTGCCTCTCGCGCCTTGGGTCGCGTCTTCTTTGCGAACGGGTTGAACTTTCTCGGGTCTGCCTTGGGCGAGTGTTTGTCTCGGTGAATGTTGGCTTGCTGGGCGATGAGGTTGGCGGTGTGCCACCACTGATGCTCTAGGCGGCTGTCTCTAGCGAGGAGGAGTTGTCGGAGGGTCCACTTGCCTGGGTGAACTCCGAGGATTCCGGCTGCTTCCCAGATGGTGTCCCAGACTGTGCGATCAGCGTCTCCGCGCTCGCGGCCTCCAGACCCGCCTCCGCTTTGCCGAGCATCTCGTTCGCCACTTCGTCCATCTTGGCGGCGAGAAGCGCGATCATCTTGCGGAGGCGCGGCGGGAAAAAATCGACAAGCTCGGCCTCCAACGCTTTGACGCCCGCGTCGAGAGCATCACCCCGCAGACCTTCAAGGAAGGCTTCCTTGTCGAGCCCCTTCTCCGCGACCTGCTTCACGAGGATCGCGTAGAGCACTTCGCCGATCTTGGCGTACTGGGTGCGGAGCACCTGGAACGTCTGCGAGATCGATGCGGCGTCGACCAGGTCAAACGGCACCGTCCGCCTGGTGCCGTCCTCGTCGGTCACGTCGACCGACACAATGTCTTTCACTCGCAACGCCGACGCTACGGTCAACGCCAGACGCCACGGGCGACCTTCATCGTCTTTGAACTCACGCATTGGCTACCTCAGTCCTGTGCGGGTCATCTTGCACTCAACAGAGAACGTAGCGACCCCGTCAACGGAAAAGGTTTCCGAGATGCCTGTCACGACCGCCGGGAACGACCAGTTACCAGAGCCGCCCGACACGGTGATCGACGTGCCGTTTTCGAGCAGGTCGAAGCTGATGTCGGTGGCGTCGTTCAACTCAACCACAACGGTCGCGTCGTAGCCGGTGTTGTAAACCTCGACCAGACGCGACCCGAACGCCTCAACGTCGATCGTGCGGGCCGTCTCCGTAAGGGTGACGCTCCGCGCGCTGGCGATGTTGCCGCCCAACGAGA